GCTGACCGGTCCGTTTGGTAGTGGTGCAGCCGCAACGCGCGCATCTGCGGACATTGCAGAGACGGCAAAGAAGGCGGCGCAAGAGGGTGGCAACGTGCTTGCAATCCCTCTCGGCCATGAATTGAAGCCGCTGGCAAACGACCCTGAGAAAATGCAGATGGTGCAGGCTCAGGAGTTCGCAGTTCTTGAAATTGCGCGGATTTACCAGTTGCCGCCGACCTTCCTCCAAGACCTTTCGCGCGCCACGTTTAGCAATTCAGAGCAGCAAGATTTGCACTTGGTCAAGCACACGTTGAAGCGTTGGCTTGAGCAGATTGAAGGCGAAATGAACCTAAAGCTGTTTGGTCGCGGATCGCGCCGTTTTGCGGAGTTCAATGTGGATGGGCTGTTGCGAGGCGACTTCAAGGCGCGCATGGAGGCGCACGCGGCAAGTATTCAAAACGGCATTCGGACGCCGAATGAGGTTCGCGCGATTGAAAACCTCGAAGATCACGAGGACGGTGGCGCGCTTATGATCCAAGGCGGCACGGTGCCAATCGCAACGCAGATGAGCAATCCTGCCGATGGGGGCGAAAATGAGTGAATATGAAATCAGATCTCGTCTAGAAGGCGCGGAAATTCGGCAGGATGATGACGGAGAGGTTCGCGTATCTGGCTATGCTGCTGTATTCGGCGAGGAAACAAACATCGCTGGGCTGTTTACTGAGGTGATTGCGCGCGGGGCATTCAAGTCTGCGCTTGATCGTGGCGACGACACGACGTTCCTAATCAACCACGATGGGCTTCCGCTTGCCCGCACGCGTTCCGGCACCTTGGCGCTCAAAGAGGATGATCGGGGGTTGTTCATGGAGGCAACCCTTGACGCTTCTGACCCTGACGTGAAAAGCATTGTCCCCAAGATGAAGCGCGGCGACCTTGACAAGATGTCCTTTGCATTCATGGCGGATAAGCAGGAATGGGATGAAACTGGCGATATTCCCAAGCGCACGGTGACTGACTTGCGCTTGTATGATGTCAGCATTGTCACTAACCCGGCTTATGAAGGCACCGAGATCGGCTTGCGCTCGCTTGAAGCCGCGCGGGCTGAATTGGCAAAACACAATGCGGATGACGGCGCGGAGAGCGCACAGGATTTTCGGCTGCGCATGAAGCGCAAGCTAATGAGATAGCAGCGGCGTTCCCGTTGTTGCCCTTATGTCCGCGCCTTGGGCAAGCGCTTGGACTGATCGTCGAGATGACAGACCAGTTCCTTTAAATGGAGGCCCTAGATATGGCTACTATTAAAGAGTTGCGGGAACAGGCAGCACGCACGCTGACCGAAGCCCGCTCGATGCTTGACAGCATCAAAGACGACGCAACCGAAGAGCAGCGCGCAGAGGCGGAAATTGCCGTTGACCGCGCCCTTGACGAAATGTCGCAGATCGAGGCCCGTGCCGATCGCATGGAAAAGGTTGAAGCGGCTGAAAAGCGTATGGCCGAACAAGCCGAGCGTGAGGCGGAACAGCGCCGCCGTGATGGTCGCCCTCAACTTCCTGCCGGAGAGGCTCGCACTGGTGGCGATATGGACTATCGCGATGCGTTCCGCGCCTACCTGCAAGCGCAAGGCAACCTTGGCGCTATGGACGCGGAGGCCCGCGCGGTTCTTGAGGCCGGGTATCAGACCATTGAAGCCCGCGCGCAGACCACCACAAACGCGGCTGGTGGGTATTCCATCCCGGAGACCATGATGCAGCGCGTGGTCACGTCGATGGCCGCTTGGGGGCCGATGTATGCGGGCGCGCCGTTCACTGACATCGTGACGACCGGCGGCAATCCGATGCCGTTCCCGACCGTCAATGATACCGCAGTAACGGCTGGTGCGCATACCGAAGGGTCCACCCTGACCGACGATGGCGGCAAGGATGTGACCTTCGGCACCAAGCAGCTTGACGCTTACGCCTTCGACACCGAATGGTTGCGCGTCTCGAAAGAGCTTGCCGACGACAGCTTTATCGCGATGGAAACCTTTATTGGTGGCCTTCTCGGCGAGCGTCTGGCGCGCATTGCAAACGCCCAGCTTACCGTTGGCACCGGTTCCTCGGCACCGAACGGCATTGTGACTGCATCGGCGGCAGGCAAGGTTGCGACGTCGAGTTCGGCAATCACCGCTGACGAGATCATTGATCTGCAGCACTCGGTTGACCCGGCGTATCGCAACAGCCCTTCGGTTGGGTTCATGTTCCATGACACCACGCTTCAGGCGATCCGCAAGCTGAAGGATGGCGACGGCAACTATCTCCTGCAAATGGGGAACATCCAAGTTGGTGCGCCTAGCACACTTCTGGGCCGTCCCTACTACATCAACCAAGACATGGCAGAGCTTGGCGATGGTGTGGATTCGCGCGTTATGGTGTTCGGCGATATGTCGAAATACTACGTGCGCAAGGTTGGTCAGCCGCTTGTCGGAGCGATCCAAGACAAGGACTTCTGGCCGGGCTTCGGTATCGCAGGGTATATCCGTTTCGACGGTGAGCTTGGCGACACTGCCGCCGTTAAGCACCTTGCACTTGCCGCTTCGTAAGTCGGTTTTCAGGTGGGCCGGGAAGCTGGCCCACTCATTAAGCTGACAGGGAGGCTAATATGCCAAAGGTTAAACTTCTCACTTCGATGGCCGGAATTGATTTTTCGCACAATGCTGGTGACATCATTGATTGCAACGACGCAGAGGCCGTGCGGTTTATCGCTAACGGCATTGCGGAGCCTGTTGAGAAGCGTGAAACGGCTGTGAAGAAAACACGCAAGCGCAAGGCGGTTAAGGAATAAACCAAATGGCCAAGCCGATCTCTTGCCCTAACTCGCTAGTCTTGATTGACGCGCCTCTTGTCACGCCTGTGACGCTTGCGGAGGCTAAGGCGCAATTGCGTGTTGAGCATGGCGACGAAGATGATTTGATCTCTCGATTGATCGGCGCGGCGGTTGCGTTCGTCGATGTGAAGGGCGCTCTTGGTCACGCCATGATCTCGCAAAAGTGGGGCCAATGGGTTGGGCCGAATGTGAGCGGAAAGGTTCGGTTGATCCTTGGGCCAGTGATCGAGGTCAATGCGGTCAAGTATTATGACGACGCAGGGGATTTGCAAACCGATACATTGGCAAACTATGAGGTTAATGGCGCAGAGTTTGCGAACACCATTGGACCAAAAGACGGGTATTCGTGGCCTTCTGCGGCGGATCGGTCTGACGCAATCCGCATTGAATACACGGTCGGCTATGGCGAGGCGACAACGGACGTTCCAGAGACATTGCGTCATGCCCTGTTGATGTTGATCGGCCACTGGTATGAAAACCGCGAGCAAGCAACGCTTGATGATCTTTCGGTTGTGCCGTTTGGATTTGACGACCTTCTGAATATGCATCGGAATTGCTGGTATGGTTAGGGCTGGCCAATATCGTGAACGCGCGGCGTTTGAACGCCTCACAGATGGCTCTATTGACGCCTATGGCAACACCTATACAGGGTGGGAGGCTCTCGCCACGCGTTGGGCTGACATGCGAGAGCGCACGGGCAAAGAGGACATCCAAGGCGGTGTTTTGTCTGACGTTGGCGCTGCAACAATGCGTGTGCGGAAGGATAGCACAACAAGCACTATCACGGCGGCGGATCGGGTTGTCATTCGTGGCGCAACTTGGGCCATCAAGGACGTTATCCAAGTGGACCGAAAAGGGACTGTTCTTGAGTTCAAACTTGAGCGCGGGGTGGCGGCATGAAGGTTTCCGGCGCTGACAAGCTGAAAAAGCAGTTTCGCAAAATGCCGAAAACGGTTGAGGCTCGCTTGGTCAAGTCTGTGCGCTTGAATACAGAGCGCACGGCTCGAATGGCCCGCGCCCTTGCGCCTGTTGATAGCGGTGAATTGAAGGGATGGATTTATACGCAGTATGAGGAGCGTGGTCTTGTGGGGTCTGTTGAGGCCGCGCCACATGACAAGGCGTCACAGATCAAGGCGAAGGCTGTTGAGGGTGGTCGCAAGAACGGCAATCGCGGCGTGACTGCGCCTGCGCCATACATGAACATCGCGAAAAAGCACATCGCGCCAAAGTTCAAGGCAAGCGTCAAGCTGGCAATCCGCAAAGGGCTAAAGGAGGCGACGAATGGCTGACGGTTTCGCCCTTGCGCTGCAAAAGGGAGTACGGGCTTCGCTGGTGGCTGACGCTGGCGTTGCCGCGATTGTTGGTTCGCGTGTTTATGACGAGCCGCCGCAAGATGTGGTTTTCCCGTATATCCGTTTCGGTGGAATTGAGCCAGCCGCGTTTGACACTGACACGACAGAAGGCGCGGAGGTGACAATCTCGCTTGAAGCGCATTCCCGCAGCGCGTCGGGCCGCGTTGAGGCGGTGCAGATGGTAGAGGCCATTCGGGCCGCTCTGCACCGGCAAGAGGAAAGCGTGAGCGTGTCAGGGCATAACCTTGTGGAAATGATCTTTCAGACGTTCTCCGCAACACGAGATGATGAGGGCCGTGGGTATACGGCTGTTATCGTTCTTCAGGCGACGCTTGAAGAAACCGCCTAAACCCCCGCGATCTGGGCAATCGCATATGATGGAGGCCGATCATGGCTAAACAACTTGGACGCGCCCTGCTCGTGAAAATCGGGGATGGCGAGGCTTCGGAGGCATTCAGCAACCTTTGCGGGCTGAATAGCAAATCC